CTACATAGGTAATAATGGCTATGAGGCTAGGAAGGTGGTAGACGGCTTTGACTTATCTTACAATGTAGGAACAGCTGTTACTTATTTACTAAGAGCTGAAAGGAAACACGACACACCGATTGACTGCATACAGAAAGCAATTAATCATTTAGAGTTTGAACTTGATAAGTTAAAGGGATAAAATAAATAACCAAATTTTCTATTATATATTATGAAACTAAAAATCAGCGAGTTAAAAACAAATACAGAAAATCCTAGAATAATAAAGGATAACAAATTTAAGCAGCTTGTAAAAAGCGTAAAGGATTTCCCGGAAATGCTGGAGCTACGGCCAATAATTATAGACGAGGATAATATTATTCTTGGAGGTAATATGAGGTTTCGCGCTTGTGTAGAGGCCGGGCATAAAGAGGTTAATGTAAAGGTTGCTACCGGTTTAACTGAAGAACAAAAGAAGGAGTTTATCGTAAAGGATAATGTTGGGTTTGGAGAGTGGGAGTGGGATATTTTAGGAAACGAATGGGAAACAAAAAAGCTGGCTGAGTGGGGACTTGATGTTTGGAACCCGGAGCTGGAGCCGGAGGGATACGAACCACCAGAGAACCCTTTTGAAGATACCGACGCTGGATATAAAAGCCAGTATGGAGTAATTGTAACTTGCGAAACTGAAAAGGACCAGGAGGGTGTATTTCAAAGGCTTACTGCTGAGGGCTTTAAATGTAAAATTGTTGTAACTTAAAATTATATTATGAAAATAGAAATAAGAAATAAAACTGTAAACTTTGATAGCTACCGAGCAAATAGAGTAAAGTCTTTATTTAACGCGGAGAGGGGGGACGAGTTTAATTTAGATATTGAGGTTCCGGTTGAGGGCGACTGGCAGATTGGAGTTATTGTTGGCCCGTCAGGATCCGGAAAGACATCAATAGGAAATGAGTTATTTGGAGGAGGTAAAATGGAGGACCTCTATGCCGGCTGGGATAAAGACAAACCTATTGTTGATTGCATAAGCCCGGACGGAGATTTCAACGAGGTAACTGGACTGCTCGCGGCGGTTGGCCTGGGAGATGTTCCCAGCTGGCTTAGACCATTTCACGCTTTATCTAACGGGCAGCAGTTTAGAGCTGGGCTTGCTCGCGTTCTTTCAGACGGGGGAGATAAATCAATAGTTGATGAGTTTACTTCCGTTGTTGATAGGCAGATTGCAAAAATTGGAGCTATGGCTTTTTCTAAGTCTTTTAAAAGAACAAAGGGAAGAAAAGTAGTATTGCTATCTTGCCACTATGATATTATAGAATATATCCAGCCGGACTGGGTGCTTGATACCGCTACCGGTGTTGTTAAAAAAAAAACGAAATTGGAGAACGGCCTCCCATCAAACTGGACATTTGGAGAGTCGACGGGAGTTACTGGGGAATGTTTAAAGAGCATTATTATTTAGATTTGCCTATGCCTCCAGCAGCCCATTACTTTATTGGAGTTGTTGAGGGAAACCCCGTATGCCACCTGGCCGTAATGCCTATGTTTACTGCACACGCTTATAGAGCATCAAGGCTGGTAACATTACCGGAGTGGCAAGGAGCCGGAGTTGGAACTAAATTTCTAAATTATATTATGGAGTTTCATAAAGAGGGAAAGGGTAGGCGAGGCCACAAGCTGCCGACATTATTTCACACCAGCCACCCTCATCTTATTGCTTACCTAAATAGAAACCCAAAATGGATATTAAAAAGTCAAATGTTATACGGAGGCAATAAAGTAAAAAGTGGCAAGTCAATATCAAAGGCCCAAGCCGGAAAGAAAACAATAGGATCCAAAGCAACCTCTGGATACGGCGGACACTTTAGAGCGGTGCAAGGTTTTAAATACTTAGGATAATGAAACCATTAAAAATATTTATTAGCGGCCAGCGTCGTTTCGGAGAGGAGTTGTTGAGGTTATGCCTTGACCAGGGCCACGATGTAGTTGGAGTTTGCTGCCCGGTGGACGACGAGAGAATAGGACGCCTTGCAACAATAAATAATATAGAGAGAATACCTTCCGGAAGTTTAACCTCGGAAACAATGCCTAAGGGAGTTGACCTCGGGCTTACTGCACATAGCTTTGACTATATAGGAAAGGCAACTCGATATATTCCAAGGCTGGGATGGATAGGATACCACCCGTCTTTATTACCAAGACACCGAGGCCGGTCCTCAATAGAGTGGGCTATTAAAATGGGAGATGCAATTACTGGAGGGACTATATTTTGGCTTAACGCTGGAATAGATAGAGGAGATATTGCTTACCAGGATTGGATTTGGATATCGCCAAAGCTTATGGAGAACCCAAAGAAAGGAGCAAAGTATTTATGGAACGAGGAGCTTGTTGATGTTGGCCTTAAGCTATACGCGAAAGCCCTGGAGGATATTTCAAATGGAATAATTATAAGAACACCGCAGCGCGTTGACGTTTCAACTTTTGAGCCGTCAATTATGGCCAAGGATATATATAGGCCGGACTGCTTAATGATAGAATAAAACACAAATTATTATGGACAAAAGTAGACACATAAAAAAGGAAAGCGTATTGAGTGCCTTAGAAAATAGTCTGGGAGTTGTAACGGTTGCTTGCAAGTCGGCGGATATACCAAGGAGCACTTATTATAAATGGCTTAAAGGGGACGAGGAGTTTGCGGCCAAGGTAAAAGATATTGAGAATATCGCCCTTGACTTTGGAGAGAGCCAACTGCATAAGCAAATAGGCGAGGGTTCCACCGCGGCCACAATATTCTTTTTAAAGACAAAGGGAAAGAGGAGAGGATATATTGAAAGGTCGGAACTTGACTTAACCTCTGGAGACGAGCCAATAAAAATCAACATCAATCTTGGAGATTAATCCTAAGTTCACACCTAAACAAAAAGAATGTTTAAAGTATCTATTTGATAATAAGACTAAAGAGGTTTTATTCGGAGGTGCTGCTGGTGGAGGAAAGTCTTGGGTAGGATGTAGCTACTTAATTACTATGTGCCTAACATATCCTAAGACTAGGTACTTAATGGGAAGGTCAAAGCTAGATGCTTTAAAAAAGACTACACTAAATACATTCTTTGAAGTATGCACCGAGTGGAACTTAAAAGCTCTTAAAGACTACACGTTTAACGGCTCAAGTAATGTTATAACCTTTTACAATGGTTCTGAGATAATCTTAAAGGACTTGTTCTTATACCCTTCAGATAGAAACTTTGATAGTTTAGGTTCATTAGAAATAACAGGAGCTTTCATTGATGAGGCTAATCAGATTACTGAAAAGGCTAAGAACGTAGTAGCGTCAAGACTAAGGTATAAGTTAGATGAGAATGGCTTAATACCTAAGATGCTTATGACTTGCAACCCTGCTAAGAATTGGGTTTACTCAGAGTATTACAGACCTGCTCAAGACAATACAATAAAACCTTACAGAAAGTTTATACAGTCTTTAGTGATTGACAATAGTTATATCTCTAAGCACTATGAAACTCAGCTATCTCAATTAGATGAATTAAGTAAGCAAAGACTTCTATTCGGTAATTGGGAATATGATGCAACTGATGATAGTCTTATAGATTACAACTCTATTATGGGAATGTTTAGTCAAAAGGGAATAACAGGAGAAAAGTATATTAGTTGTGATGTAGCACGATTTGGAAGCGATAAGACGGTTATAATGCTTTGGGAAGGCTTACACCTTAAATACATTAGAACTATCCTTAAATCAGCTGTAAATGATGTTGTGGACGAGATTAAGAAACTACAACAGGAAAATCAAGTAGCTTTAAGAAATATCATAGTAGATGAAGATGGAGTCGGTGGTGGAGTTAAAGACTACTTACGTTGTCAAGGGTTCGTTAATAATTCAACACCAATTAAGAAAGAGAACTATCAGAACTTAAAGACTCAATGTTATTACAAGTTAGCAGATCAAATAAATAAAGGTCAGTTAGGAATCAGCTGCTCAGATGTAAATGTTAAGAATCATATTACTGAAGAACTAGAACAAGTTAGAATGAAGGATGCAGACAAAGATAGTAAACTACAGATAATATCTAAAGATAAGGTTAAGGCTATTCTAGGGCGTTCTCCTGATTATGCTGATGCTTTAGCTATGCGAATGTATTATGAGATTGATAAGAACGTGGGTAGGTATTACGTTCAATAAAAAAAGGACTAAGAGTCATAAATTCTTAGCCCTCTAAAAATAATTTTATAAATGGACTGCAAACATACACTATTTATTTAACATAACTACATAGTAAACTAAAAAACTTAATTTTCTATTATATAGTAGATGAAAGTAAAAATAAAAAAGGAAGGTAAAGTAGAATCGTTTAATCTTATTAATAGTTGGGCTGACGTTACTTTAGAAACTTGGCTTAAACTTATTGACTATGCAACAGGAACAAAGACTGAGGAGGCTACAAAGACTCTAGCAGCCTTAACAGATATTCCTAAGCAGTTAGTTAAGGAACTAGCATTATCAGACGTTGCAGTCATAATGTCAAAGATAGGAGAACTCCAGGCTAAGCAAGATACTGAACTAAAAAGGATCATAGAGATTAATGAAGTTGAATACGGATTCCACCCTGACCTTTCAGAAATAAGTTTAGGAGAGTATGCAGACATTGAGCAATTTATTAAGAATGGAATAGACTCAAGCCTTCCTGAATTGATGGCTGTACTTTACAGACCTATCAAAATAAAGAAAAGTGATACACTATATATTATTGACTCGTATGATGGAGATATTCGGCTCAGAGCTGAAGAAATGAAACAGATGTCAGCGGAACAAGTGCAAAGTGCATTGGTTTTTTTTTACACTTTAGGGAAGGTGTTGTCAGAGATTATGCCATCATATTTGATGGAGAGGCTACAGGAAATGAAGACGCAATAGCTAGTAATGACTTTGCCTCCAAATGGGGATGGTTCGGTGTAATGCATAGATTGTGTGGAGAGGACATAAGTAAACTAGAAAGTATTACCAAGCTAAGTCTTTTAGAGTGCCTGACTTGGTTAAGTTATGAAACAGATTTAAACTCACAAAATAAAGTTAAAAGAAATGGTTAAGAATAAAACATATAGCAACGTAGTTAATAGACTTTTAAAGATAGGCGAACTACATGAGCAAATCAGTACAACGTCTGTAGGCGACATTTTCGATATAGCTTTAGAATCTGATGTCAAATATCCACTGCTTCACGTCAATCCAACAAGTGTAGCAACAGGAGATAGTCAGCTTACTTACTCGTTTCAAATATTCATTATGGATATGGTATCTGAAAAGAAAGACTGGACTTCTCACAACTCAGGAACTCCATTTTATAAGTTAGTCAATACTTTAAGCAACGAACAGGATGTACTTAATGAAACACTACAAATATGTACAGACTTTATTGGAATGCTTAGACACTCAGCTAAACAGTCTGAAGAATTAAACGATATAGATGCTCCGATATACTTTTCACAAGATCAATTTAATATAGAACCATTCTCAGAGAGGTTTGATTCGGTAGCTTGTGGATGGACGTTTACCTTAACAGTATTAGTTCAGAACGACTTTCAGACTTGTGATATACCTGTAGCTTAATGAAATGGAAAATCGGATATTTAACAATACAGATAGGATGGAGAGGATGGAAAATAACTCTTGATTTATGAAGACTGAAAACATAGAGAGATATATGAATAGCTTTGGCAGACAAGTTGTTGCTCAAGCAAAGACTACTCTTAATTATAAAAAGGGTGGAGATTCTAAGTTAGAAGATTCTATTAAGTTCAAAGTAATTGAAGACAAGGAAGGTTTTACTCTGCAATTCTTTATGTCTAGTTATGGTCAGTATGTAGATAAAGGAGTTTCAGGAACTAAACAAAATAGAACCTTTAAGAATTATAAAGGTAAAGTTATAAAGAGTCCATACGCTTATAGGAACGCTAAAGGTCATTCACAACCACCAAGTAGTGCTTTAGATAAGTGGGTAGTTAAAAAAGGTATAGCTCCAAGAGATGCAAAGGGTAGGTTTATTAAGCGTAAGACTTTGACTTTCTTAGTGGCTAGAAAAATAGGTAGGTACGGAATACAAGGGATTAGCTTTTTTCAAAAACCTTTAGGACTCGCTTTGGAACAGTTCGGTAAAGACTTATTAGGTAACGTAAAAGAAGATATAATTAACAGCATAACAACAATTAAATAATGGCACTAACAATTAACCAAATACCCTTATACACTCTTAATCCTGTAGGTCAAGAGTTAATATTCACAATAGAAGATACTGCTGTAGTGGGTACTTATTATAACGTCAAGTATGTAGCTGAAGTTCATATAGCTGAAGACGACATAGATTTAGCAACTTCAACGGCAATAGGTACATTCAAAACAACGCCTAACAACGCAGGAGTAGGTATGTTTGACTTTAGACCAATAGCTGAAAGTTATGTTAGTCCTGACAATCAGGGTGCTTTAGGAAGTACATATAAAGGAGATGCAATACTACATCCTCTAGCTTTAATAGATAAGTATTCTCATAATGATTCGGTTAGATACATTAAGATTAAGTTTAAGGTTGAAGGAGCAACAACGGCAACGGCTGAAGTATTAGAAATAGACTCAGAGGAATCAGTGCAATACACGTTAATCAATGGGTACTTAAAACATACTGACGTTCAAGATAGGGATTCAACAGGAAACTTTGGATTTGATACCGAGATATTCCAATTACAAGAAATAACAGAGGGTATATTTTTAACCAATGCACCATTTGTTCAGTATGCTAATATAGAAGACTATGGTACTTTATCTTTTATGGCTACTCCTGTAGTTGGCAATCAGGCAGATACTACAGTAGACTATATAAGAATCATAACTTATGACTCTTCAGATACTCCAATTTCAACAATAGACGTGGATAACTTATATGCAAACGGAGGTGTAACGACTTGGGATTCTGCAACTAAAAATCAGTTGCTACACTTTGGTTGTTTTCCTGCTAATCTTATGTGGAGTACAGTATTTCAAGCGGCACTTTCTACATTGAGTTACTACACAATAGAAGCTTATAATAGTTCAGGTGTTAAAGTATCTGAAATTTACAGAATCAACATCAACTGCCCTACTCTTAAAGGCTACGAACCTATCAGACTTACTTGGCTTAATCAATGGGGAGTTTGGGATTACTATACATTCAAGATGAAGTCTACTAAGTCTATTTCAACTAAAGGAAGTACATACAATCAGTTAGGGGGTACTTGGAATGAAAGCATATACAGTCCTTCAGGCTACAAAGGAGGGAAGAAAGCGTTTAGAGTTAATGCAACTGAAAAGGTTGTAATGAATACAGACTTTGTGAATCAATCAGAAGCTACTTGGTTTGAAGAACTTGTTAATAGTCCTGAAGTATATATCTTAGAGGGCTATCAATCAGATCCTACTAATCCTTTACTAAGCACATACGTTACTCCTGTTAGACTGACAACTTCTAACTTTACTAAGAAGACTGTAGCAAATGATAAACTTATTCAATACACTTTTGAAGTTGAAAAGAGTAAAACCCTTAGAACCCAATCAGTATAATGAGTGTACAATTAATAGTATATCCACAAAGTTATGAAGGAATAGCTAATGCGTTCTCAGGCAATCCTACAGAGGCTATTGTCAATGGGATTAACTTCTTAGGATTAGACAATACAGGAACTTATACAACTGCATCTGCTACTCCTTATGTAGATACCCTAACAAACGCTGCACCTGCTAGTATAAATACTTGGTATAGGTTTAGGAAGAATACAGGAGTAACACCTGCATTTCCTACAGTATCAGCAGGAGATTTAATTTTAGAGTCAGGAAGTGTAAGTATAACAGGAGTATATCAACAGCTTAGTAATTTAATAGTAGGACAGTTATATATTGTAACTATTAATATAGTAACACCTGTTTCAGGGGGTACAGTTGTTGTTGGTGCTTATAATGGTGCAACAATTCAAGGAGGTTACACGTCTTACAGTTCAAATGTAACACAAATATCAAAGATGTTCTTAGCAGCAGCACCTCAGATGAATATAATGATAAGTTATTCTCATCCTGCTGCACTTAATCTTGAAATAAGTTCTATATCTTCTTTACCTATAGGAACTCAAACAGCAGACCCTATAGTTTCAGATGGTCAAGCTATACTAGACCTTTATGAAGATGAAGATTTACCCTTGACTTTAAGCGTAGATGACTTCAAGAATGTAGCTGAGAAAGTACAATCTTACTCAAAGGCTTTTAATTTACCAGCAACAAAAAGAAACAACAAGATATTCAATCAAGTGTTTGATGTAACAAGGTCAGATGATGGGGTTATCTTTAATGTATATAAAAAGACTAAATGCGTTTTAAAGCAGGACGGCTTTGTTCTATTTGAAGGGTACTTACGGCTATTAGATGTAACAGATAAGGGGCAAGAGATAAGCTACAATGTAAACCTTTATTCAGAAGTAATAGCTTTAGCAGACTATCTTAAAGACTCAGACTTTAGGGCTTTAGACTTTACAGAATTAACACATGATTATAATAAGACCGAAATTATAAACAGTTGGAACGACTCAGGAACAGGAATAGCTTATACTAATGCGAATACTTCAGGCTTTAGAGATGCTTACAAGACAGTTAAATATCCTTTTGTTAATTGGAATAATCAGATAGTAGTTTCAGATGGAACTAGAGGAACTTCAGGAAATCCTGAACTAACTTCTTTAGAGCAAGTATTCAGACCATTCATTCAAGTAAAGTATTTGATAGACAGAATATTTGAACCTACACCTTTTACTTATGAGTCAGTTAACTTTGGAACAGAAGACTTTGGAAACCTTTATATGGACTTTAATTGGGGTGCTGATAATGTTCCTTCAAATGTTACAGGTTCTACTTATTCAGGGCAAGCTCCTTACTCTGCTGATATATTTTTATTACCTATTGCAACTTCATCTTATCAAAATTTACAATTAGCAAATTATCAAAATAATGCTTGGGTTACACCTCCAAATTATAACCAATCTACAAATATACTAACTGCAACTCAACTCAACGAAACCTATCAAATTAATTATGACTATCAGATAAACTGCTCAGCAGGAGATACTGTAGAATTTCAATGGCTTCACACAACATCTTCAGGAACTAATGTAATAGACTTTACTTCAATTTTATCTGTAACCTCTATTAATTATTGGGTAGGAAGTTTTAATATAGTTATGCAGACAGGAGATACTTTACAGGCACAATTTAAAACAAACGGAGCTAATACTTGGCAGTATTCAACTTTTGCTTCTACAGTAAATTTTATTAAAAGTATTTCAGCCGTTACTTCACAAGGTTTCCTACAAACATTAAGAGGAGAAACAGGTCAATGGGAGTTCTTAAAAGGATTGATAACTATGTTTAATCTAATAACAACACCTGACAAAGATAACCCTAACAACATAATTATAGAGCCTTATGTAGATGTCTTTATGAATAATACCGACACACCTTTACAATGGACTGATAAGATAGACGTTTCAGAAATGAAATTAACACCTTTAGCAGACTTGAATAAAAGAACTATCTTTAAGTTTGTAGAAGATGATGATGACTTTGCTTTCACTAACTATAAAAATCAAGTAGGAGGACACTTGTACGGAAGTAAGAAGTTTAATGCTGGAAATGAATTTAATATCTTAGAGGGGCTTAATGAAGTAATAGCTGAGCCTTTTGCAGCTACAGTAGTCAAACCTTTAATGAGTCAATACCCTCAACTTATAACTCCTGCTATATACGCTTACAATTCAGAAAGCGACACCTCAGAAGGATTTGAAAATAGTCCTAGAATACTATATAACAATGGGATTAAAAACTCAGGAACTACATACTATATTCCTGCACAAAATGGAGTAGCTGCAACTGATACACAAGTGGACTACTTACAATTTAGTCATATTAAAGATGGAGGCACTTCTGTTTCTTCTTATAAAGACTTTCATTTTGGATTGTGTCAGTTGCTAGGGAATCAAGCGTCTACATTAAATAACCTCTTTAACTTATATTGGTTGCCTTACTACTCAGAGCTTTACAATCCTAATACTAGGATCATGACTATTAAAGTGAATCTTACTCCTGCTGATATTAATACTTTCAAGTTTTCTGATACTGTACAGATTAAGAACAGAACCTTTAGAGTTAACAAAATAGACTACAAGCCGAACGACTTGGCAACTGTTGAATTTATACTTATACCATAATGCCTGATATAACTTACACAATACCTTTACTAAACGGAATGACTATTAAGCCTGCAGAGGTTTCTGTTTTAGGAACTGTTACCTTTACAGATGGAACAAACAACATAACACCTAACCAAGCACAATGCGAGGCTTATGGATATACCTATAATAGAGCGACTGGCACTTGCTCTGTATTCAGATACAACACAAATTTAATAAGCAGCTTTAAAACGAACTAAAACATAAACGGAATTATGGCAAAAGAAGTATTAGAAATGGAGGTTAAGTCAAATATTGGCGAGGTATCTAAAGACACTAAAGGACTTACTAATGAAGCCTCTAATGCAGCAGGCGAGTTTAAAGTAATGGGAGTTTCTTTAAATGGAGTTAAAAAAGCCTTTGCTTCAGCAGCAGTAACAGCTAAAGGAATGTTTGGTTCTATTAAAGCAGGATTAATAAGTACAGGAATAGGTGCTTTTGTAGTCCTTATAGGTTCGCTAGTAACTTACTTCACAAACACTAAAAGAGGTGCAGACCAATTAAGTCAAGCTTTTACAGCAGTTGGTGCTGTTGTAGATGTTTTAACAGATAGATTCTCAAGAATGGGAGAAATTATTACTCTGGTATTTAGTGGAGAGTTTAAGAAAGCAGGAGAAGTAGCTAAAGGTATATTCTCAGGAATTACAGCAGAGATAGGAAAAGAAGTTAATGCTATGGTTTCATTAAAGAAAAGAACGCAAGAGCTTAGAGATGCTGACAATGAGTTTATGATACAAAAAGCAGCTACTAGACAAGAGATTGAAAAAGCTCGTCTTAATGCAGAAGATGAAACAAAGTCTGCAAAAGAAAGACTAGATGCTTTAAAAACAGCTTTAACACTTGAAGAAAAGACTACTAATAGAGAGTTAGAACTAGCAAGAGAAAGACTAGCTATTCAGGAAGAAGAAATGTTATTAAGTGAAAATTCAGCAGAAGATGAAGAAAGACTTGCTCAATTAAAAGTTGAATTAATAGAAACTGAAACAGCTTCTGTTAAAATGCGTAGGAGGGTAATTACTGAGGTTAATGCTTTGGAAAGAGAAATACATTCAGAGTCTAGTCAAAGGCTAAAGGATAGACAAGATTCAGATGTAGTAATGACTAAAGTTTTTACAGAACAGATAGATGAACGAATAGATGCAATTAAGAAGTTGGCTAAAGCAGAAGATATTAATTTTGAAAAGAAAAAGACAATAGAATTAACCCTTCAGCAACTTTCAGAAAAACGCATTGAGTGGGATGCAATGACACAAAAGGAAAAATTAAATCTTACTAAAAACACTTTAAGGGATTTAACTAAAATAGCAGGAGAGGAATCAGAGACAGGAAAAGCATTAGCAATAACAGCTACTACTATTGATACATTTCAATCAGCACAAGCGTCTTATAAGTCTTTGGCAGGCATTCCTATTGTAGGTCCTGTTTTAGGGGGTGTCGCAGCAGCAGCAGCAGTAGCAATGGGATTAAAGAATATAGCAGCCATAAGAGGTGCTAATAGTAGTGGTGGAGGAGGCGGAGGTTCAACACCTTCAGCACCACCTAGCACACCAGCACCTCAAATGATGTCAGGAGCTTTTGATATTAGTGGAGGAGTAGCACCTGAAGCTACTAAGGCTTATGTAGTAACAGACGAAATGTCTAACAGTCAAAACCAATTAGCTAATATTAGAAGGAGGGCTACTATTTAAACCTTATTACTCCCTGACTGATGTTTCGAGCCAACAGTCAAGGAGATAGATAAGGCGCACCGAAAGCTAAGCGTTAATTTCTTTAGACCACAAAGATACACTTTAAAATCAAATAACCTAACTTAATTTCTATTATATATTATGACAGAAACTAAAACTACTTCAATCGTTGAATTAATAATCTCAGACGATAATCAAGAGTTGGCAATTGACGCTATATCGCTCGTTACCGCTCCTGCGATAGAATCTGAGTTCGTGTTTTTCGGAAAAGAAAAGAACAACTTAACCTTTGCTAAAGTAGATGAAGAAAAGAGAATGTTAATCAGTCCTGCTTTGATTCCTAACAAGCAAATATTTAGACACGATCCTAATACTGATTCTGACTACTATGTTTATTTTTCAAAACAGACAGTTCAAAAAGCTTCAGAACTCTATTTAAAACATAACAACCACCACAAAGCTACCTACCAACATCAAGACAGGGTTTCAGGAGTTCTAACAGTTGAATCTTGGATTAAGGAAGGAGATAGTGATAAGTCAAAGTTATACGGCTACGACTTACCTAATGGCACTTGGTTTGTTAAAATGTCCGTTCAAAATGATGAGCTTTGGTCTAAGATTAAATCAGGAGAATTAAAAGGGTTGAGTATAGAAGGTTATTTCACAAATAAATTTGAAGCTATGCAAAAGAAAGAGCCAACTAATGAAGAAATACTAGAAGCTCTTAACGAGATAATAAAGGAAAATCAAACAGAACAATAACCTTTCTATTATATACTACAAACCTTAAATAAAAACTATGGATTTAAAAAATCAAATATTAGTAGCACTTGGACTTGACAAAGAAGTAGTTTCTTTAGAGTGGCAAGCAAAATCAGAAGACGGAACTATTTTCGTTTCAACTGCAGACGAATTAGCTGAATCGGTGGATATATCAGTTCTTACTGAAGATGGTACTACTATTCCTTTACCTATTGGAACTTACAAAACAGATGACGGTGTTACTTTTGTTGTTGTTGAAGAAGGTATTGTGGATTCAATCTTAGAAGCTGAAGAAGAAGTTGCTGAAGAAGAAGCTCCAGTTGAAGAAGAAGTTGAAATGGCTGAAGAAGCTACTGAAGAATTAGAAGTTGAAGATGACGCTTTTGAAAGATTAGTAGAAAGAGTTCAAAGCTTTGAGGACGCAATAGCAGACTTAAAAGGAGAAGAAAAAGAAGTTGAAGAAGAAGTTGAAGAATTATCTGAAGAAGTTGAAGTAGAAGAAAGAGGTACAACTCCTAAATCT